ATGTAATCGAAATCTAGGAATAGATTTTTGTTGCCATAAGAAGGCAAAAGCCAGTTGTTAAGCACGTCTCGGATTTCAATATGCAAAGGACGAACTACGTTATTAATTAGGGCCTTATAAGCAGTTTCAGTATTGTTGAAAGTACTTGCCTCAGTATCGCCAAGAAGCTTTGCATCAACGCCATAAACTCGGCACAATGAGCGCAAAATTACTTTTTGCGTATCCAGTATTGACATATCAACCGCATTCATTCCCATTTGCACCCAAGAAAGTTTGGCTGGAGTAATGATAACGTCGCCAGCTTTGGTTGCGCCTTGGTAGTTGTGCGCGTAATCCTCCTTTAATCCTTGCGCTTGCTCTCGGGTAATGTTAACCGTTCCGTCCCCTGTTAAGATACCTCTTGCACCCATGTTTTGAAGCATAGACAAAAGCGCTTGCTTGCCATCGTTTGACGTGGTAAGGTCGCGAACTGCTGAACGCAAAGGAGAAGCGCCATAAAGGTGGTTTGCGGTTCCAGCTTGGTAGCTAAGATTAATATTTTTTAGGTGGCCTACGTTTGCAGCGTCAATTCTGTCGTAACCATTATAGGTCAATCTGTACTCCTTAATCGGCTGGTTTAGACCTCCTGAAATAATTTCCATGTACTGCGCAGGCAAAGAATACAAGGCAATGATTGGAGCGTTTGGTTGCTCTCCACGTCTAGCGCCGTAAATGTAAGCGTTACCAGTAATTAGACGAAATGCAGCAATTTCTTTTAAAAGGTTGTCCCAAGTTTGAAACTCGTTTGGCTTTTTGAATAGTTTTTCAAGTTCAGGAATGTGAACCTCCTCCAAAGCTTTTGTTTTGAGTCTCTCGGCTTGAAACTTGGCGCCTGAGTTCTCAAAGTTTCGGCTCATCGATTTGTAGTAATTCAAAGCCTTTTGGTCCTTAACCTCATAAACAACAATAGGCGCGGTGCTGACTTTGTTAATGATTAGGTTGATAATGGAGTAAAGGTCAGAATTTAGATATAGACCTTTTTCGATAAAATTTTGCGTTGTTGGTGCGGTCCAAATAACATTATTTCCCAAGTAAGGGAAAACCGCGTTAAGGTATGTGGAATCTTTTTGGTTAAAACCTAGCGCGGCTTTTATTCTATCTACGTAATTCATTCCGTTTGCTTTTTTTGTAAAAATAGGGTAATAAAATAAAAAAATGATTCAATATTCTAAACGTGCCAAAAATCTTGGCTTGAAAGCATTAATTCTGTAAATCCCCAAACCATTGCATCAACTCGGTCAGGCGATTTGCCTTTGTCAGGTTCAAAGGTTACCATTTGATTTTCTAGCAAGGGAAAGCTGCCAACGTGGAAAATTTTGTGCTGCTCATAAAGCGAGTAGATAGGCTCGGCCCTGACGTATTTGCCCTTTGTTGCGGTTACCAGTTTAATTCTTGCGGTCTCGTTTTGCGACCTCAAAACATTTTCCACCATGTCTCCACCTTGGTTTTTTTCTGCAACTATGCAGTCGGCATTCCAATTTTTAAAAGCCTGCAAAGATACGCTGGCCCATTCCGTTGGTGAATATTTACCACTAAGGTCCTCTAGAACATAACCCTTTCCGTTGGCATCCTTACCGCAAACAATTATTCCAGTTTCGTCGCTTCCCATTAATGCGGTCGTGGCTGGGTCAATTGCAATTACAATTCTAGCCAACTCAGGTTTTGCGCTTACTCTTGCGCGTTCAATTATTGGCCTATTCCAAAGCAATCCTTCTGCATCGTCTAGCCATTTGCCTAAAAATAAATGCTCGTAACGGTGGAGGTTTTCTTGCTGGACGCGTTTGGCTTGGTCGATAAATGATAAGCTTAAATTCTGCTCGTTGTCTAGGTATGTCGTGTGAATGTAACTGGTGTCATTGCGAGAATTCTTTACAAAACGGTTATAAATCCAGTGCGATTTGTAGCTTGGATTCATTACCAAAATAACTCGGTTAGGCTTGTTTATTGCACGAATAGATAGGTCTATGCGGTCAAATACGTCCTCATCCATTAACTCCTCGGATTCGTCAAGAATAAACGTCGTAACGCCAGCAATCGACTTCAGATTTGCCGTTGCCGTTCCTTGGCTGGTCTTGATGCCTCGGAATAAAATCTTAGAGCCTGTCGCCTTGTTTATGATTTCTGACTGCGTTATTTCAAAGTCGTCTGACTTATTCATTAACTCAATTTTGTCGATAAACTCAGGAATGATTGAAATAAAGGCCGATGTCAGCGTCCAGCGCGTAAATAGAATTACGTGGCCCTCTTGGTAAGTCAGGTTTAACAGGAACATGGAAAGCGTCCACGACTTACCGCTACCTCGTCCTCCAGTTATCAGGTAATAACGTGTTTTAGGGACCTCTAAAAATAGAGGCTTGTATTTGTCTATGATTCGGATTGAATCCACTCGATTGGTGGCGTTATCTTGTCGCCTTTGGTTGTATGGTCGTGGTCAAACTTATCTCGCTGGCCAAGCCTTTGTTTGCCTAGCCAAATAAGCATCCCGCGGTCTTTATCCTTTAAAGCTGCCTCATATTGTTTAGCAAGAAGCAACGCGTCTCCTTTGCTCCTATTTTGCCGCAAAAACTCGGTAAAACCCATTGCGAGGTCGTCCTTGCATCGGTTGTAAAATGTCTCTTCGTCAATGCCTAAATATGCAGCGCATTGAACGCCTGTGCATCCAGCTTGGACAAGTCGTCCCATTTCAATCCAGTCGATTGGTGATTTTGGTCGTGCCATATTACAAAGTTACTCCGTTTTTTTTGATGACTAAAGCTGGGTCTAATTTACGCATCCTGTCGACAATGACTTGGCAATACTTTGGGTCTAATTCCATGCCGTAGCATTTGCGCTTTAATTGGTGACTTGCTACCATTGTGGTTCCACTACCTAGAAATAAATCTAAAATAATTTGATTTGAAATTGTTAAATTTTCTATTGCAATTGCTGGAAGTTCTACTGGTTTTTGAGTAGGGTGCAAATAATTAGAAGCTCCATCTTTACCAACACTCCAAACACTACCTAATCTTTTACCTTTAATTTCAGCACCCCTATTATAAACAAGAGCAAGTTCAAAATCTGTTAAAAATGTTTTTTTTAAATCTCCAATACCGCCACCACCTTTATCCCAAACTATCAAATTTGAAAGTTCTCCAATAGGCTCACAAAATTCAATCCACTCTTTTAAAACTTTCCAAGAAGTCCAAACAAAAACAAATCCTTTTGAAAATAATGGCAGGTTATTAATCCAATCAGTAATAAAAACATTATCATTTTCTAAAACATCAAATTTTTCTGTTTTTGTTCTCATGTTTGATTGATAGCTTACCCCATAAGGAGGGTCAGTAAAAACCATATCAGCAATTTTTTTATTCATCAACTTTGCAACTGTGTCCGAGCAGGTACTATCTCCACAAAGCAAACGGTGGTCTCCTATCTCAAATAAATCGCCAAGCACAATATCTGTTTCAACTTCATCAGGCATTTCGTAATCATCCTCCTCAGCACTCAATTCTTCTTTAACTTCAAAGTCAGGAATATCCAATCCCCAGTCTTCTAAATTATCTGCATCCCATTCGTTTGCCAACTGCTCCCAGTCCCATTCACCAAATCCCACGTTATCTTTAATTATAAATTGCTTCTGCTCGTCTTCTGTTAAGTCGTCTGCAAAAATGATTGTAACCTCTTTTAATCCTGCTTCTTTACAAGCCTTTAGCCTCATGTTACCACCTAGCACAATCATGTCAGCATTTACAACAATAGGTCTAATTTCCAGCATTTTTGGAAACTCTTTAATTGACCTTACCAGCTTTGCAAACTTATCATCCTTAATTAACCTTGGGTTATTAGGATTCATTTTGACTTCAGAAATTTTTACTTTTTGGGTTTTCATATTTTATCAAATACCATTATGGTGTAGCCAAACCAAGACGCATTTGTTGCAGCCTTCCTAATCTTTTGAGAATCATTTTCATTGTGCTTAAATCCTCGGTCTACAATTTGCCCAATAATGTAGTCATTATTTGCACAATTAACGTGACCGTCTCCACCTTGGCCAACAATTGCCCAGCTTATAATCAAATGCTTTTTCGCGTGCTTGGTAATGTTGTCAATGAATTGCTCCTCAAATTCTTTTGGAATATGCTCACCAACTTCCAGCGACAAAACAACGTCAAATTTTTTCCCTAAATAAAATGGCTTGGAAAGGTCCAGCACTTTACCAATACCACCGCTTAAAGTTTCTGTATTT